GCGCCTTGCTATTGGCTGCGGGCTTCTTCGGCTCGGTGGCGGCCTTCGGGTTGTTCAACTCGTCCTTGCGCTGCTTCGCAACCTTCTTGGCATCGTCGGCGGCGGCCTCGAGCTTCGCCATCTTGGCGTCATACTCTTTGCGCTCCGGACTGCCCTTTGCTGGCGAGCCAAATGGGAATCGCTTGTTGAACTCCGTCAGATCCGCTCTGGCGTTGTCGACGTCCTTCTCCGCCTGGTCCGCGCGATCCTTCAGCTCCTTGCGATCCTGTTCGCGCTCCTTCAGCGGCCGCCCATCAGCCCCTAGCGGACCTTGCTTTCCTCCGATGCCCGCTCTTGGCTGCTTGGTGATGCCGTACTTCTGCATCTCGGCAAGCACTTCGTCGATGTCGCGCCCCTCATCGTCAGCGATCTGCCGCGCCTCCTCCATGAAGGTACCACGGCGCTCGCCCTTCTTCAGCTTGGCGTACTCGTCGGCAACATTCGTGCCGTTCTTGGCCGCCTCATCGACGGCCACGTCGATGACGCCGCGCTTCTGCGTCCTGGGTGCGCCCTCGAGGCGCTGGACGGTCGATCTTCCCGTTTGGTCGGTCGTGACCACGGCCAGGCCGTTCGGCCCAATAGCATGGATCGCTGTCGATTTCGGCTTGGCCAGACCCATCTGGCCGATCACGCTCTGGTACTTCAAGAGCGCGTCTTGGTACTGCGCGCTGTCGAAGTCGTTGGGCGTGGCCTGCTGCAGCTTGGCCAGCACGTCGGGTCGATTCAGCAGTTCCACGACCTCCATGTGCTTGCCAATGAAGTCCATGCCCTTGTTGATGCTGATCGACTTGACCTTGTCATTCGGGTCGGTGCTTCGGTTCTCCGTCACCGGCGCGTCGTAGTAGCCGGTCGCTCCTTGTGGGGCGCCATCGGTCATCGCGCGCCGCGCGCGCATCTCGTCGCCGCTCGCTTCCGGCTTGCCGTTGTTGACGTACACCCTCAGCATGGGGATGACGTGCGGGTCGTCTTCCGGCGCATTCGGGTCCGGGTGGAGGTCGACGATCTTCTTACCAACGATGGTCCCGCCGTGTGGGCTCTTCTGCCCAACGCCGCGCTTCAAGCTCGGCGCCATCATCGCGTTCAAGCCCTGCAGCATGGTCTCCTTATTCCCGCTGTCCGCGCCATCGGCAAACGCCGCCGCGGCCTGCTCGAATTCGGACGGCTGTCCGTTCTTGCGGATGAAGTACGAGGCATCGTGGTTCGTGCCCACAGCCACCGCTCGCAGAATCTGGTCCGGCCTCAGCGCGCTGACGTCGGGCGACTTCTGGATGTCTGCCAGATCGACCTTGGCCTGCTCCTGCTCGCCAAGCAGGTCGTACCCCGTCAGGTCCTTGACTCGCTGCCTCTTGGCCTGTTGGACCTTGCCCCAGCGTTCGGTCAGAGACTGCATCGCAACCGGGTCGGCCTTGTCTCCCTGCGCCTGCAGCGCCGAACCCTCGTTCTTCAGCACCCCCTCGGCCTCGTTCAGGGCGGCCAATTGGTCGGCATTGTCCTGACGGGTATGCGCGCGCTGCAGCTCCTGAGCCTGAATCTCATCCTGCGCACGCTGCCTGCTGTCGAGCGACTGCTGGCGATTCAGGTCCATCGCCAGCCTGACCCCGGATTCCAGTCCGGTGGCGATTCCTTCACCAATGCTTCGGGCCATGCTGCCTCCTCAGAAGAGATACCGGCCGGCAATGGCGCCGATCGCCGCGCCGATCAACATGCCCCATGGGCCCGCGGCCGCGCCGGCTTCCGCACCCGCTGTCGCGCCGCCGGCAGCCGTTGCTCCGGCCTCCACAGCGGCGCCAGCGGCATATCCGCCAGCTTCCCCCAAGGCAACTGGCGCGGCCGTTGTGGCGGCATTGGCAGCCACGCTGCTGGCGATCGACTTGCCTGCCATGCTGCCAACCGTCGCACCAAGTTGCTGTTTCCCGGCCATCGCCTCTTTGGCGAGCTGGTCGTTGGCCATGTTTCGCTGGCTCTCCTGCTTGGCCACGGAACTGAGCATCTGGGTCGACTCAGCCTGCTCGCGCGTGCCGGCGCCCATCAATCCAGCCCCGCTGTTGCTGCGCAACCGCAGCGGTTTGGCGAGACCGTAGGTTCCTGTCGTCATGGCATTGCTCCGATCGTCGGTGCTGGGTTGCCAAGGATCGACTGCTGCCTAGCCCTGGTGACGTCCCGCGCACTGTTCTGCGCCTGGACGTCCGATGCGGCCCTGGCTAGGCCAAGCGTTCGATCTGAAGCATGCTGCTCGTCAGCGTTCAATGTCAGCCCGAGGCCCTTCAGGCGCATGTTGTTCACGTTCCCGATGCGGTCGAAGGCGGTATTCACGTCTCCGCTGGCTTCTGTCATGGCGTTGCTGACAACATTCGGGTCGGTGGCGTACTCGATCAGCTTGTTCTCGTAGGGGACGTAGTTCGAGACGTAGTCAGACCACTGCTGGCGCGTCAGCGCAGCAAAGGTCTGGCTCGCATAGTCCTTTGCGCTTGGGTCGAATCCGAACATGTTGATGCTCGACCCGTATGCCGTTGGCGCCTGCACGGCTGGCGTTGCCAAGGCTGAATTCAATCCGCGCAGCATAGTGGGTCCTCCTTGTCAGCCAGTGAAGTTTGGGTCGCCAGGCTGTGGCTTTTTCGGCGGCTGGCCGGTCCACAGACCGTAGCCCATCCCTGCCACCTGGCCACCAAGAGTCGCGTCACCGATCTTGCTGCGCAGCGACATCTCGGCGTCATTCTGGGCGCGCACGGCGCTGTCTGAAGCTGCTGCCTGCATTCCTGCGGTTGCCGTTGCGGCCTCCCCGCGGCCCATCGCGGTGATGGCGTTCAGCCCCTGGATGCTCTGATCCGTCACGGCCTGGTCGGCCGCGACCTCTCCCAGACCGGCCGATGTTGCCTGGTCGGCGCCCATGCCGGTGATGGCGAGCTTCTGCTTGGACGTTCCAGAGGCGCCGGAATCGATCATCGCGTCGGTGAGCCGCTTGTTGGCCATGCCGAAGTTCATCGCGTTGTCCGCGCCCGACATCGTCGCCGCGCGCCGGCGCTCAAACGACCCCGCCTCTCCGGCCCTGACGATGTCGGCTGCCGCTTTCTGCTGCACGGGCATCCATCGTTTGCGGAAGTCGGCCACGCGCTGCATCGTAACCGTCGCCATTGCTTTCTGCGCCGGCGTCTCTTTGACTTCAGGACTTTTCTTGCCCATCAGATGCTCCTTGAGAATTCGCCGCTGGCCTCTGACCATTCGGCGCCAAGAATCCGCCCCCACCCCTTGCGGTCCGTGCGGAACGACACCCTCTCGGCGCCCATGTCTCGAACGATCTTCAGCATGTGGCACTCGTTTCGCCTGAAGGCCCCAAAGTCGCCGTCAGAGCATGCGAGCATCACCCGGGCCACGATTGTCCCATCTGGGTCGCAATCCAGCGTCATCACCAGCAGGCCATCTTCGCTCGACATGGCCACGGCCAGGCCCTCGCGGCACTTTTCGACGATCGAGTCCAGCATGTCCGCGTCGATGTGCGACCTGGCAATGCGCCCAGCAAAGGACCGCACGGCGTCATCGACGTCGATGATCTGCAGCGGCGTGTCGGCGATCATTCTGCCAACTCGCCTTCCGCAAAGTCGTCCCAAGGCCACGCCTCTTGCGTGAACGGCACGATTTCCGTGAACGCGGTGCGGATGATCGGGTCGCCCGCCGTCCCGGCCGGGTTCACGATGGCGATGTTCTCTCCGGCCTGCAGCACCCTCGTAATCAGCACCCCGTCCTTGAGGACCACCAGCCCGTTGGGTTCGTTGCCAAGCAATGTCTGCAGCGCATCCACTGCCGCCGATTGCTGTACCGCGGCGATCTGCTGCTGCAACTGCGCGATCTGCGCCTGCAGCGCCGTCACTGCGGTCACCGACTTCGATGCCGCCACAAGCTGATAGGTCTGGTTCGCCAACGCTTCGACGGCCGCGAATCGCTCGCGGATGTTGTCGACGACCTGCTGCATCGAGCGAAGCTCGAGCGAGCGCGGCGCCTGGATTGCCGGAAAGCCGACTTTGGACATCAATCAAGCTCTTCAACATGCTCGGCCGCGCTCGCAATGCGAACGGTGGAAGTACCCATCAACTCAATCTCAAATTCGCTGTAGGTATCTGCGCTCGGCACGGCGAATTCGGTCCCATCGGTGATTACCTTCGTGTAGAGCAGCACCCCGTCACCATAGAGCCGCAGCAGGACGTTGGTGTATTCCTGGCACGTCACCCTTGCGCGCTGCATTGCCAATGGGTAAGGCAGCAAGTTCAGCTTGCCGCGAAACTTGAATACCATGCTGTTGGTGGTGTGGGCGTCGAACTCGTAAATCTGCTGCCCAGTTGGCGTCGGCTTCGTTCCGGCCACCGGCAGAAGGCCGTCAGTCGGCTCGTCATCGCGGTCCAGCACCAGATACATGGCATCGGTGATCGGGTCCGTGTGCACCGCCGTTGCGTGGTAGGCCAAGCGGATCAATCCGAAGCCGGTTGGCTTCGAGTCGAGCGCATAGCCTCTATCTGGCGTCGGTCCGGCGACGAAGAAGTGAAGCACGCCGTCGTGCACGCCTGCAATCACGGATGTCGGGTCCAGCGCCTGCCACTGGCGCTTGGTGAAGATGTTCTCCGTCGCGTTCAAGACGGCTCCGGCCGACCCAGAACACACCATGTAGCCATCTGGCGACGGGAAGACCACGCCGATCTGGTCGAGGTACGTCATGCCGCGCTTCGATGTGCACGCTTGCGCGACGCCGGGCCGGCTCATCGAGTAGTTTTCCGGGTCGTTGCCGGTCGCTGTGTAGACGAAGCTCTTGGTGCCGATGACGATCGTGTTGTCGATGTTCGAGATGGCGACGATGTCGGTATCCGTGGTCAGCCTGTACTTCACCGGCCAGGCGTGTGGGTGCCCCTTCGCGCTCAGGCAAAGCTGGTTGCGGAAGAAGCCGGCCATGACGCCGTTTGGCAGGCTCAGGACGCCTTCCAGCGTTGCCGGGGGCACATCCCAGTCCTCTGACTCGAGCGGCACGCCAGGATTCGAGATGGTGCTGTCGTCGAGGTTGTCTTCGAAGGTCGCTGTGGCGAGCGCAATCTCTGCGACGAACAGGAACAGCGTACCAGTCGCGCCAGTCACCGCGCGGTAGATGCGCTTGTTCGTGATTCCGTATGACGCATCGACCGGCGAGACGGTGGGTGTCGTGATCGTGACCGAAACGCCGTCTGGGCGGAGGAAAGTGAGCGTCGGCGGGCTCGGCGCGCTTTCCTCGCCAAGGTCGTTGACGTAGGTGAAGACGTAGCTGGTCGCTGTCGGAGTTGCGGTGTACTCAGTCGTGCCGGAGCCCTGCACGCGGATGTTGTCGACCCACGCATAGGACGGCAGTGGAAGCTCGAGGAAGGTGCTGTGGAACCCGCAATAGTCCCCTCTGGCGCCTGTCAGCGTCGCGCTGCAGGTCCCCACGACGACGTCGCCGGTCGTAAGCACCGTGGCGGTGATGGCGGTACTTCCGTCCGCGTTCACCACTGCATCGATGACCATGCGCCACCATGTATCCGCCGTCAGCGCCAGGCTGATCGTGTTGGCCAACATCGACACGCCGCCGGACCATGAGTCGGCCATGCCGATTCCAAGCACCCAGCCCCCAAGGGCATCGTACTGATCGATGGATACGCCGAAACCGCTTCCCGACGCGCCCCTGAAGACCCCCCAATACAGCCGACTTCTGTTGCCGCCGGCGCTTCCGACTTGGTTGACCCTCCAATCGCTTGTCATCTTGACAACGGCCGCGCCGGCAATGCCAAAGTTGCGCGCGATGTAGGTTGGCGTGTCCGTGTTGGTCGTCAGGTGCCACTCGAGCTGGTACGACGGCTGAGGGTTGCCCTGCAGCGCCGTTTGCACCACGCTGCTGCGCACGATGTTCGGTATCAGCACCGCCGGGCTGATGGTCCACAGCTCGATGGTCGAGCCGTCGTCCGTGAAGTCGACGGAGAAGCTGGTCGGCGCCGGGTTGATCGACACGTTATGGCCCGGCATGGCCGCCGGCTCCGGCACGCCGAGCGGCCTGGTCGTCACGGGGTAAGGCTCTGCGCCCGTCGTGGCCAAGCTGAAGTTGGTCCAGCGCGGCGTGGCAAACAGGCTTGGGCACGTCAGGAAGGTGCGGAAGGTGTTGTCCGACGCGATCACTCCGCGCGCGACGTCAACCTGCTCATTCCACGAAATCCACTGCGTACTGAGCTTGTAGATCGTCTGAATCGCTCCGGTGCGTGAGAGCGTCTTGGCCAGCGTGAACTGGCGCCACGATTCCAAGTCGCCAGACTGCAGGCGGCAGTTGGTCGCCTCCTGCGCCCCATTCACGGGCAGCTCGCGTGATGTGAGTCTCGGCGCCTCGCCGCGGAATGTTGGGATCGTGATCTTCATCCGCAGACCCCTGAATTCACAGTCGTCGTGTTGCCGTCAGGTGTACCCACTGCTGCATAGACGAACCCACCGCCCATCACGCCGCCGTCCCAGTCGATGCTGAACAGCGTTGGCATCGACACGAAAGCGTTTGCGACGGTCCAGGTGATGCCGTCGGTCGACTTGTAGCAGCTATTTCCACCGGAGAACTCGCCAACGTAGAAGATACCTCCGATGTACCTGACGCGCGCATATTGCTGCGCAGATGCATTGAGCGTATTCGTCAAGGCCCACGTTGCTCCACCATCCGTTGAGTAGTAGAGCTGCGTCACCGATCCGCCTGGCACGGCCACCCAGACACCGTTTCCATACGCAATCGACCAGACGCCAGTACCAAGGTCCGCCGGAAGATTTCCGCCAGCGGTCCACGTCACGCCGCCGTTGTCGCTCTTGGCTGTAGCCAGGGATGCGGCAACGATCAGCCGGCCGGCGCCGATGCCGCCAGCACTCCATGCATCCCCAGCCGGCAGAGTCCGCTCTGTATAGGCACCATTGCCTGGGCTGGTGTAGAGCTTGTCGGTCGCGGAGCAAACCAACACGAATTGCGTCCCATCGAAGAAAAACGATGTTGGGGTTCCAGCAAACGTGTTGGCTCCACCAACGGTCCAGTTGATTCCATCGTTCGAGTAGATTTCCTTGTTGTTTCCGATCGCAATGAACTGGCCTGCCCCGAAGGCCAGCATGCGCTCGCGCACACCAACGTCAGCCCCAACACCACCGAGGCTCGGGAATGTTGTTGGCGAAGTCGTCCAATTCACTCCACCATCCGTCGAGTAGACGGAGCAGGGTCGAGATGTGCCGAAGTTCGTCCCGAAGATGACGAACGTGTCAAAACCGAAAGCGACGGCGTGCCATGTCCTGCTGTCCGGCACCGTCCGCGATGTCCACTGCGGGCCGTTGAGGCACCGCAGCGCGCTGGTTAGCAGCTTCCTGACGGTGATGATGTGCGAGTTTTCTCCGACCCCTCGAGTGACCGATACGAGGGTCGGGTCGGCAACGAAGTCGACAACGCGCGCTGCCCTATCGCCCAGCACGACACCGTCGTCACGCCATTCGATGAACGCAAGAAACTCCGCTACCGGGCCTTTCGGAAACGTCGACAGCGGTGTGATGGCGAATGTCATGCGTCAAGCGAACGTGACGGTGACCGTCGTTCCGCCTCTGGTGGCCGTCACGAATGCGCCAACGAAGTCGACGACCGTCGCATCAGGCCCCCCAAGATCGACGCCATTGAAGCGGAATTGGATGTACTGCGGCATGGTGCCTGGCGCAACCTCCGGCTGGCCTCCACCGTCTGGCGCGGGAGTGACTTCGAACGGCATCGGAGCCTCCTAGATCGGAAGAATCTTGCTGTGGACTGCGGCGCTTGTCCGGCCGAGACGGTCGGTCGCCTGGGCTCCGGGGTTGTACCCCCTCTGCTCATGCGAGGCGGCCTTGGCCATCCATTCGCGGAACAGAAGCAACTGCACCCCGGCCTCTTGCTTGTCGGTCCACGGCTGCGCCGGCAGCCTGAGCAGGTAGGCCAGGGCCCCGGCCTGGAATGCGTAGTCCCAACTGACCACCAAGCTGTCATCGATCGAGTTCGAGCCGCGCTTTGGCTGCAGCACGATCGACACCGTCAGATCGTAGGCCGCATCCGGTGTCGGGTGCAGGGCGAGCTGGCCGTGCGGGATGTACTGGTACAGCTCCGGCAGCGCGTTGGCCTCACTCGGGTCCCAGTTGCCGGAGAACGATTCCGTGACCGGGTCCCATTCGGTCCCGTCCTTCACGGATACGGCCTTGATGCCGATGATTTCGTTGTAGACGTCGCTGCCCAGGCTGTAGAGCTTCGTCGTTGCAACCGTGGCACCCGGCAAGGTGGCCTTGTACCAACGGCTCTTGGTGCACAGTTGGCGCACCGCGTCGGTGTAGGCCTGCGTCAGCGTGGTGGTCGGGCACCGCGGCACGCGCTGCGCAACGGGTGCAATGAGATCTGCGATCGCAACTTGGGTCATCACGCACCGCCTGGATTCTTGGCCTTTGGTGCGGCACCAAGCTGGCCTTGCGTTGAGATGCCGAGGGTGGCCTTGCCCAGCTTGTCGTAGTGGTCGGACTTGACCATGTCCTGCTTCGCGCTGTTGTGCGCGTAGGACTCGGCCAGGGTGAATGTCTTGAGCACTTCTTCGTAGCTGTCGGACAGGTTGATCGGGTCGGTCGGCGCTGTCAACGACGTCGGCATGATCGCGTACAGCGCGCGAACCGATCCGGTTCCGTCATTGGGCGGGAAGACCGCGAAGCGGGTGGGGCTGCGAGGGTCCTGCGTCCACTCTTGCACATCCTTCTCCTGGGTGCCGATGGGCCAGAATCGGTTGGCCTCGTCAAGCAGTTCCTTGTCGACCAGGCGCGCCCGGCGGCCCGACACCACATTCTCGTAGAGGTCGAACAGCTCATGGGCCGGCGGGGCCATCGATTGCTGCACCCCGGCCGCCAAGGTAAGCGGCGCAATCGTCGTCAGGGCCGTTGGTTTGAGGGCGCAAATCTTGCGCTCCGCCGCATTGAGGTTGGCCAGCAACTGCGCCGCCGACCAAGTGGCGGCCGAAGAGTCCATCAGGGTGAACCTGACCGCATCGATGATGACGCTGGCCAGCATGTTCAGCCCTCGTTCTGCGCATCAAGGAATCGCGCGCGAAGATTCGCGGAATTCAGGCGCGGGTGCAGGTCGTAGCCCCGCGTGGCGCCTTCCTTGCGGACGTCGGCGTCCGACATCTGATCCAACATCTCCGCGGTCACGTTGCCGCCTTCGACGAAGACCATGTCGGTGTTGGTTCCGGCGGCCTCCTCCTTGCGTTTGTGCATTTCGACCACGTCCATCACGGTCGGCGGCACTTGGCGGCTGATCTGGCTCGGGTCCTTCAGCTTCCACACATCCGGGTGCGGGGCCAACTTGGCCCACAGCCGCTTGGGATATGGCTGCACATCGCCTTGGCCATGCCAGACGGTCGCGGTGCCAGCCCGGCAGTCGTCTTTCGTGGCGCGATCGCAGACCAGCTCGACGTCGATCATGGGCTCTTGAGTGTCCATTTTCTTGCCTCGAAAAGGGGGCCCGAAGGCCCCCTGGGTTCACTTCGGACCGAGTTGGTTGCCGGTAGCAATCATCACGAATTCCGGGTTTCCGGTGATGCCCGCAGGCGCCGTGCCGACCACGACTTGGACGTAAACGTCCTCCTCGAACTTGATCGGCTTGAACGTGCAGCGCAGCCGGCCACCAGCCTGGGCGGTCGTCTGACCCGCCGCGGCGAAGTAGGTCGAGCTTGGCGTCAGCGTTGACGACGTGTCCACAGCGCGGTAGCCCACGCCGAAGACGAACGCCGCACCAGTGTCAGCGTCGTCGATCTGAAGGTCCAGATCGCAGAGCTGGAAGCCCGCCGGGATGCGGAAGTCGAGCGTGTCCGCCGAAGCGGGCGTGCCCAGACCTGGCGAGGCGCCCAGAACGACCTTGTCGGTGATGACCACCGCATTGCCGTCCACGCGCATCGGCTGGGGAGCGAGGGCTTTTTGCCCCTTGAGACTTGCCATGATGGAATTCCTTGAAGTTGAGGAAGGTGAGACGGGCCTTTCAACCCGTCAAAGGGTTAGGTCGCGCGCTTCTTGACCACCGAGTCGATCACGGCGACGCCGAAGTCGGTCGGCTCGAGGTCACCGTTGGAGTTCGGCAGCGACCAGCGCAGCTTTTGCTCCGAACCGATGATTTCGCCCGCGAATTCGAGGTTCCGGCCGAAGTTCGTCCGGTTCTCGAGCAGCGAGTAGGTCTCCTCGGAGGTCTGGTTCGCGCCCGATGCGCAGGCCAGGGCCTGGGCGCCGAGGAATAGCGAACGCGACACCTGATGCGTCGTCGACAGGCCCGCAGCCACCGTCACGTTGGTCTCCGTCGCGGTCAGGCGGTTGCCGACCGTGATGTGCGGGACCGCCGCGCTGGCGCTGAAGCGGATCGCCGTACTCATCTTGCGCATCAGGATGCCGTTCCAGAGGATCGGATTCCCGCTGAACAAGGGGTGAGCGCGAAGGTTGCCGTACTCGGCGCGCTTCATGGCGTTCTGCTCGAACGTGCGGACGTTGTTGCCCGACGTGGTGTCGGTGAAGATCGCGTCCCAGACCAGATCGTCGACCAGCAGCAGGCCCTTGATGGGCTCGTCGCCGGCAGCCGGGTCGCCCGGGATCATGATCGGCGCCATCTTGGTGCCCATCTCACCCCAGATCGCCGACAGCTCGTCGATGCACGACAGCTTGAACTGGTCGGTCGTGAGGACCGAGGCCAGTTGAGCGCCACCCTGTACCAGCGTGCCGGCCGAAACAACCCAGTGGCGGTTGTAGGTCGGGGCCTTGACGGTGTTGATGAGGATGTCAGCGAACTCCGGGTCGGTCGACAGCGGGACGATCCAGTCCGTGCCGTCTTGCTCGCCGCGCGCGCCGGCCATCATCACCTGGGCACGCTGCCAGCGGAAGCGCGGCATACCGCCCTTCAACTGCATCAGCGCGTTCTGGCGCATCGAGTGCGGGGTGCGCTGCTGGGTCATCTTGCCGCCAGCCGACACCGGAAGCGTCGACATGTCGATCTTGATGTCCTGCGAGCTGTACTTCAGCGCCGCGCCGCGCCCTTCGGCATCGACGTCGCCCATGACCGGGCGCAGCTTGACGACGTGCGCGCAGTCGACCTGCACGACGTCACCGGGACCCTTGGACAGTTCGTCGACTCGCACAACCGGCATTTCGGTCGTGGTCTGCTGGCGAATTTTGCGCATCGCTGCGTCTTCTTCGGGCATCGGCCCCGTGAGCATTCGCAGGGGCGTCGGTTGACGCACCGCCATTGCCGCAAGGGCCTTGGAATACTGTTTGTTCGCCAGCGGCGAGCCGCTGGGGATGCTGGTGGTTGACATGTTCGGGAGTCCTTAATTCAGGTGGTGGACCCTGACTGCCTACGCTGCCGGAAGGGAGGCGATGATGTCCTCATCGGTTTTCCCGTCCCGCACCATCTTGTGGTAGTCGGGGATGGACGATGTTGCTGGCGCGGAATTGCCTCGCAGGTCTCCAATCGCAATCGGCGTGGCAGCGGGCTTTGCAGCCCCCTCGATCACACGCTTGGCCTCATCGGAGAGCGTTGGCTTGGCTGTGGGTGCCTTGTCCAGACCAGCCGCCTTCTTGGCCTGCGAAACCGCCTCTGCGAAGCGTTCCGCCATCGGCTTGTCGGCCCAATCGACGTGCTGGGACAGTAGAGCGTCAGCGGCTTTCGCCCGGCGCCACAGATCCTGCTTGTCTTTCGATGCCTGCCACTCGGCCAGTTCGGGCACTTGGTCGACCTCGTCTTGGATGTCCTTGTCCAGAACCTCCGGTTCGAAGTCCGGCGTCGCTGTAGCGTCCTTCGGTGCTGCCTGGCGCAGCCTCTCGTTCTCGGCTTCCAGTTCATCGATGTACGCAGTCACCTTGGGGGCGTGGGTTTTCACGTCCTCGAGTAGTTCCTGATCCGGTTTCGCTGACGATTCGGTGTTCGGCGCCTTGGCGCGAAGCTCAGCGTTCTCGCGCTCGAGCCTGTCGGCCCGGTCACGCGCCTTGCGTTCTGCCGCCCGCGCAGCGCGCAACGCCGCCCGCGGGTTCCCACCTTCAGCCGGGGCTGGGGTGGCTGGTGTCGTCTCGGTCGTCGTTTCCACGGTGGACTCGGCCGGCGAGGCAGCCAATGCGGCGGCCTCGGCAGCTTGCGTCGAGCGCAGTGCTTCCTGCATCAGTTCCTGTTCTACGTTATCGAATTCGCCTGACATGTTCCCTCTTCCTCGCGTCGTTTACGGGCGACATCCCGAGGCTTTCGCCACCGTCCGTTATCCGCGACCGGAGGGAGGACGAATCCCACCGATCGGCTGCCACTGGTACGCGGGGTTGTGCGTGGCATTCCAACCCCGGCTGAATGCAATTCTATGGTCGCTCGGCCCGATTCATGCGGCCTGCATCGCTTCTGCCATCGCTTGGTCGATCTGGCGCTGGCGCTCGGCCTCTGGATCGATCTGCGTGTCGTTCGCTGCTTGCGCAGCCTGGCCGGCCTGGGCGGTCTGGATCGACTGCACGCCCATGCTGTGGCCAATCTCGACGGCCTTGGCGTTGTTCAGGCCGACCTCGGATTCGAGCTTGTCGGTCTCGGAGGCCAGCTTGCGAACCTTCCCGGCCTGCTCCTGCAGTGCCAGTTGGGCGGCCTGGGCCATCATGGCTTCCTTCTGTGCGGCGTCCTGTGCGGCCTTGGCCTGGGCCTGCTGCTGCGCGGCCTTGTCGCCGGCGGTCGGAATGCCGGACACCCGGCGCAGATCGTCGGCGGCTTCCTGGCGGTTTGGCAGGTCGCTGGCCTCGATGAACATCGGCGCCAAGAGGGCCACGCCTTGCGCGGAACCGGCCTGCGCCAGCGCGGTGATGATCTGGCCGACAACCTGCTGCTGCTGCATGCGGAAGGCGGGGGTACTCGGCGCCTCGCCCAGCCCGACACGCATCGGCGCGTCCTTGACTTGGTTGATGAGGTTGCCCTGGTCATCGAACGAATTCAGCACCACGACGCGCCTGGCCTGGCCGCGACCGATCTTGACCTGCATGTTGGCCGTCAAGTGATCTTCGACGATCAGCTCGAGCAAACCCTCGAACACGGCCCGGCGCGCGTCCCGGTAGCTGTCGTTCAGGTCCCCCATGGCGACGGCGCCCTGCTCGATCAACAGGCTATTGGCGATCCCGCTGGTGACGCCGCTCTGCGCTTGACCCAGTTGCGAGCCGTAGACGCCCGGCACGTCCTGAATCAACTGCTTGGCGTCCTGCATGACCTCGATCTGCTCCTTTTCAAGGGACAGGTTCTGGCTCACGACGAAGCCATTGACGTTCTTGCGGTTCGCGTTGAGTACGACGTTCAGGTCCGGGCGCATGATGCGCGCGGCAATCTCCGGCAGGGTGTTGGCGTGTTCGTCGAGCGCGTCGTTGTCCACCAGAATCTGGCGCGCCCGCAGCAGCCAGTTGACCCGCAGCCGGCGGGCGTTGTACTCGTCCTGCGGCGAAATCATTCCTTCGACCAGGCCATACGGCGTCAGATCCTCGTCGTCGCGGTAGCCGAAGAACGGGATGTAGGGGAAGCTGCGGCGGGTCGTCCCGATGTCCTGAATCCGGTGCGGGCCCGCGAACAGAGCCATCCGCACCTGGCGCGTTAGCTGCTTGCTGACCTTGACCTTGCCAGACGCAACGGCCTGCAGGTGGGTCTGGTTGGTCTCGTCGAACAGCACCCGTCGCGTCGGGCTCAGGTGCATCACCACGGCCATGGCCGCGACCTTGTACCAGACCTCGTAGAGCTTGACCCGCTTGCGCGCGGAATCGAACCACTCGGTCCGGCGCTGGTAGTTGCGCCAGCGTTCGCCGTCCGCGCGCCACTGGGCAGCAGACGTCTCGTCCACGGTGTCGTCGAACACGAACCCACTCCAGCCGTTGGCCATGCCCCTGAACAGCGAAGCGAACTGCGGCATCGCCGCTTCAAGCTCGTCCAAGTCCTGCCACCGCTTGCGAACCTGCCACCTGGCCTTGCGCAGAAGGTTGTCCGAATCGCGCCAGTCCCACCACATCTCGCTGCGATGCACATCGATCACCCGGTACGGGTAATCCAGCGGGTCCTGCGATCTGGCCACTTCAACCCAGCCGATCCCGGGCCCGACCAGGCCGGCGTAGGCGTTGGACACCGCGCTGTCGGCGCGCGTCTCGCGCTTGGCCTCGGCCATGTTCTGGTTCATCACCTCGGCCACATCGGCGATGTCATCGTCGTCGCTCTCGACCTTGACGTCGGTCCGGGCCTTGGCCTCGCTGCCCAGAATCGACCGGATCACCCGTCCGATCAGGTTCGTCGGCTTGACCTCCGGCATGCCCTCGGCAATCAGGGCCTGCTGCTGCAGCGGGGTGAGCTGCTTGCCGTCGATGTAGGCAGCGGCAATGTCCGCACGCTCGCGCCACGTCGGTTGATCGGCGCAATCGGCCACCAGTCGCTCCAATGCGGCAAGCGGGTAGCCGTCTGCGGCCTCGTCGCGGCTGGAATCGACACTGTTCGGACCGCTTGGCGTAACCGGCGTGATGTTCATGCTGTGGCGTATCCCATCATGCGGCGGTACTCGTCGATGTCCGCCTGTTTCGTCCGGTTGCCCCCATCGACAACCCGCAACCCCTCAGCCCCACCTAGAACGAGGTATTGACCCGCTTCGCAGGGGTGACTATAGCGATTTTTGTCAGGAAGGTCCCGGTATCTTTCATCGCCGACCACCTTCACCCTCTTGTAGGCGTACCCCCCTTGCAGTCCCTTGCGGGTCACTTCGCACTGGGGATGGATCAGCATGCCCGGCTCGCCGTCGATCAGCCGGTGCATCGGCCCGCTGAAAGCCTCGGATCGCAACACGAAGTCATTGTTTCCGGGCGCCGGCGTCGCGTGTATCTGCTCGGTGGCTAGTAGCTGGAACGCGGTCCGCTCCTCCACATCACCGGCCTGGCGCTGGTCTCCCGCCGGGTCGCCGCTGATGTAATTGATCGGCCAGCCCGGGTAATGCTGGGCCAGAAACAGCTTCAACTCCTTGGCGAAGCGGATGATGCCCGTGTCCTCGGTGCACAGCTCTCGGTGATACCGCCATTGCCCGGAAAGGGTCTGCTGCCCGATCAGCGCGGCCGGCGTCAGCCCGAAGTCCAGCCCGATCGACAGCCCCAACTCCTTCACCAGCTCGAACGGCCGGCACATCTTCGCGTCGTTGTAGTTCGGGTATACCGGCTTGCCGTCTCGCACGAACCCGTACTCGTTTGCCAGGTTGACCCGTACCCAGGTGTCCTCCTTGCCCTGGGCGCCCTTGACGTAGTAGTCCAAGGGCAGGTTTCGGATGTTCTCCGCCTCTTGGTTGGCCCGCCACGGCGCATCGATGTGTTCGCGCTCAAGCCCACCAGGCTGCTTGAAGAAGGCCCAGCCCTCCGGCCGCACCGTCTCGGCCAGCTTGTAGTACCAATGATCGGTGTCCGGCGCGTTCGTGTCGCCGAACATCCCGTACCACGTCGGCGGGACCTCTTGTGGGTAGCGGCCGATGCGCAAGTCGGCCATCTGGATGATTCCGAAGGGCAGTTCCTTGGCCTCTGACATCATCGCCGCGGTCAGTTGCAGGCCCCGAAGTTTCTTGACGTGTTCCTCACGGTCGAGCGCGAGAAAGATCAGCTCGGCCTGCACCCGGGTCGCTCGGCCGCCTGGCACGGCCGGCGGTAGGTTGAAGTCGAGCGTGTGTTCCGGCGGCTCCCGGCCACCCTGCACGAACCGGCCTAGCCCCTCGAACATGCCCAGCCAATCCTTGGCCGTCGTCGATAGCAGGTCGCTGTAGGTGTTGCGCACCGCGATTAAGCGGGTCTTGCGTATGCCCTGCCTGTCCGGGGCCTGCTCGATCATCACCTTGAAGGCCTTCCAGCACGATGCATTCGTCTTGGCAGACCCCA